TTAGAAAAAAGGATCCAGGAGAGTAGTAAAATGTTAGCAGTAACCCTCACCCTTTCATCAATCATTTCAATTCTTTTCTTATTTGTTGGTGGTGTAATTGGATATCTTCTCAAAGAATATGTCAATGAGAGAAATTCAACTTATATTCCAACTCACCCAGAAATGTTTGATGAGAATGGACAATTCATAGCAGATGACATTCTTGCTGTGAGATTTGAAAACCCTGAAGACTTCTCTGCAGAAGAATAAATAACCACACTGATTTGAAAACCATGGCAACATCTACAAAACTTCCAGCAAATCCATTCCTTCATGAGATTCTTACTCTAGTAAGTAAGCAAAGATCCAAAGCTAAAAAGATTGAGGTTCTTAAAGAATATGAATGTGATGCTCTGAAGTCTGTATTGATTTGGAACTTTGACAACACTGCAATTAGTGTCATGCCTGAAGGTGAAGTTCCTTA